CTAGGCCGCCTGGCTGAACGACACCTGCAACAGCCGGTCGATGGTTTCGCAATCGCTTTCCCGGCGAATCCGCGCGAACAGCTCGACGGCTTCGGGATAGGTGCGCGTGAGCATGCCCAGCCACTGCTTGAGACGCCCCGGGGCATAGCGCGGGGCGAGCTTGCGCCGGGCCTGTAGCCAGAAGTCGCGCAGCAGCGGCAACAGCTCGCTCCAGGGCATCTCGTGGATTTCGCCGCCATCGCGCCAGGCGGCGATCTGCCGAGCCAGGCTGAGAGAGGGTGAGAAATACCTAGGGGGAGGTGCGCGAAAAATCGAGATATAGCGGGAGGGGATGGGGAATATCGAGACGAGAGAATGAAAAGGTGTTGCCAGGGGTGAAATGAAGACCCGGCTCATTCGGCCGGGTCAAAAAGCGTCATCTGATCCTTTCGCTGCCTGCGGTGCTTCCTGACGATTTCGTAGATCAGCCCTTCTGAAATTCCGAACTCCTGGACCAGCTTGTCGGCGTTCGATCCATCGTAGCGCTGCAAGATGTGCAACTCCAGACGCTTGCGAGCCAGGTCATCCTTGACCGGGAAAACAAATGTCAAACCGGCCCAGCGCCGATGCAGCTGGAACGCCACCTCCTCCGACTCGGGCACCGCCTTCTCCCGAGGAATCCCGTTGCGCACGAACGCTTCGACGATCAGTTCGGCCAGCTCGCTGAGCATGTTGTTCCGGCGGCGGATCTGCTGCGAACGGATCTCCTTCATTATTACCTCCGCTTGCTATCTGCGGCCGCCTGGAGCGTTTCCACCAGGGCCTTGAGGATTGGACGCTGCCGCCGCCATCCTTTCGGCAGCTGTTCCAAGCCGGCCGCCTGTTCTGGATGCTCAATGCCCAGGCCCAGGCAGAGCCGATCCACTTCAGCGAGTAGGTACCGCTTCTCCTGCTCGACATGCAGTGCCGCCAGGATTGCCGTGAGCTGATCTGGCTTCTTCAGCCAGGCGACCTTGGCCACGCCGAACATCTGCTTTGCGATCTTGTCGGCGTAACTCCAGGGCAGCCTCATCTCGGCCAACTGCGCCTCGATGACCTGGACCTCGGCGGGCAGTTGACTGAAGTTATGCGGCTTACCGGCTGCTCGCTTGCTGGGCTGTGGTTGCCAGCCCAGGCGCTTGAACTCCGTCAGCAACTGCTCGGCTTGGCGCAGGTTCAGATCCCGCGCCGACCCCTTGCCGAACATCACCTGCAGCTTCTGCCGATAGACATCGTCCTGCAGGCCGAGCTGCTGACGAGCGATGTGGATCTTGCTGAGCAGCCCCCTAGCGAGTGCCATGGAACACCTCCATGCCATGCCGACGACCCAGCCGGCGCAGCTCGGCATCGCTGACGCCCAGTTCGCGAGCGAGCCTGGCCGTCTGCGCGGCCAGCAGCGCCTGGGCGGCGATCATCCGGCTCAACCAGACCTTCGGGTTCACGCCAGGAGCCGGCTGCAAAGCCGGCACGGGCGCTGGTGAGCGTTGGGGCTCGGTCTTTGCTTGCGCGCGCGGTGCGGCAGGCTTGGCTTTGAGCGACGAGTTCTCGGCCAGGGCACCGTTGTATACCGGCGTCTTCATGGGGTTGATGACGAAAGTGTCCGGCAGCTCGCGCATCTTGTACCCGACTTTCTCGATCTGCCCGCCGCCGGCCAAGAACTGCTGAACCAGTTCGTCCAGCTCCTGGGCCTCCTGCCGCTTTACGTCAGCATCACGCCGAGGTGGATCGCCGGCCGTTGAGTGGTAGCGCTCCATGTCATTGCTCCAGCAAGTGCTTGGAAAGGGTCTGCTGGATTTCCTTCGCGCAAGCTCTCCAAGCCTCTTCCGAGACAATGGCATTGCGCAAGGAACCCTTCGGGCTGGCCAGAACGCCACTGCTGAACTGGTCCAGGGCTTGGAGAATCATCACCTGCATCAATGGACCTGAGCGCGAGTACTCCATCAGTTGGGTGACTACTTCGAGATTGCTAGCCATCTCACACCCCCTGAGTAAGCCGAGCTACGGCCTGGTGCCCGATCCCTTGGTGCAGCCGCGCGCGCTTGCCCGCGGCATACCCCGCTTCACTGGCCACTTCGTCACGTGCCTTGAGCTTGCGGCGCTTCATCTCGAACTTGCCGACGTCAGCGTGGTGCTTCGCCATGTACGCCTGGATCGCGTCGGCGATGTTGTCGTCGACGCCCGCGAACTGGTCGACCTTGGCGTACACGGCCTCGATCCATCCATGCGCGAAGGCATCTCCACGGGCCACCTTGGTGGACCGCTTACAGCGTTTCTGCGTGCTCAGGAAGTCCTTGCGCGCCTTCTGCAGCTGTCGCTCCAGCACCTGGTAGGCGTAGCCGGTCAGCTCCGGCGCCGCCGCGCAGCCGACGAACAAGAACGAAGCGCTTTCGAAATAGGAGGTGCAGATGATCAGGTGCGTGCCGAAGGCATGGCAGCACACTTGAGCGAGGCGCACCCGCCAGGCCGGCGGTTTTCCATCCGAGCCGGCGGGAACCCTGGCTTCGCCAGCCATGCTGGCCAGCACGTCGCCCATCTCCAGGTTGTAGGCTTCCATCAGTTTGTGGGCATGACGCAGCGCGATCTCGGCCTCGTTCGGGTTGGAACCCCGCCCCTTGGCCATTTCCAGGCACTTCTTGATCTTGTCGAGGATACGGTCCTGGTCCATGTCACACCCCCGCGATATCAAGAGGAATGGAGCGGTACTGGTCGGTGTCCCCGACCCGCTCCTGGATACGCACGTACGCCTTGGTGCTCACGACCTGGACAGCCTCGCCGATGGCCTGCATTGCACGCTGCCAACGTTCGTCATCGATCTGCAGGCGGCGCAGAGCGAGCACGCTGCCGGTGCGGATGTTCCCTGCCTGGTCTACGCGGAACGCATCGTTGATCAGTGTGATGACCTCCGCGCGAGCACCTTCCGTCCACTCATGGAGGCACTCGTCGATCAGCGCCTTGGCGGCCTGCAGGCGCTCGTCGAAGGCGATGTTGTCTGCCATGGCCCGAATGACCTTGTAGCGACCGTCGAAGCTGACCAGAGAGGCATTGCCCTTCTTGCCTCCTACCTTCGCTTGGTACTGCTCGGCCGACAAAGTGATGAAGGCCTCGATATCGCCGAATGTCGCCAGTTTGAAATCCAGCAACGCCTTGTTCAGAGCCTTCCCCTTGGCAACGATCTCCTGCACAAGGCGGTCGCGCTCCAGGTCGATGGGCTTGATCATTTCTTCAGGTACCAGGCGCCCCTTGGCGTCCATGCGGTACCCGGCGGGAACATGCACTGTTTGTTCAGCCATGGGAGGGTTCCTCTTCGGGATTCGGCACAACGCTCATCTCAGCCAGGGAGACGAACGCATTCAGGATGTGTCCGCAGTTGTTGCAGGTGATCACCAGTTCGATCAGGCTCGGGTCATGAGCTGCAGAGCCTGCGGTGATTTCGGGGTACGGCGTGCTGCACGCGGGGCAGTCGATTTCCAGAACATCAGCCATGGGGACGACCCTCCAGCTCGGTATCAATCTGCAGGTCGATCGCGTCACCCTGTGCGAGGAGCAGCGCCGTGGCCTTCACCAGGTTCGTTCGAGCGTCCAGGCTGGGTTTCCAACAGGATGGCTCGAACGGCCACCAGCCCGGCACCAGTTGCGTCAGGCACGGCTCTCGCTCTGGCTGGCAGATCTGCGTAACGGCTTCGTCGGCGTAGCAGGTAGCGGCCAGCGCAAGTTCACCGCCCCGGTGCTCGGCATCATGGTTGGGACTGAAGCCTTCCTGGAGGATCTGTCGCTGCCGTTCTGCCAGCACATCCCGAGCGAAAGCAGATACCGGCTGCTGGACCGGCATCGCGAAAAGGGCGATCACGTTCTTACCATCCTCAGCCCATTGCTCTGCTCGGTTTGGGTCAGCCGTGTGGTCCGAGATCCAGGCGCCGTCGAAAATGGCCCATGCCACAGGCTGTACTTGCGGTGCCCCATAGAGATGGGCTGTGCAGCTCATGAGGTCGGGGTAGCCACCAGGACGTCCCATTCGATGTTTGCCGTCCTCCAGCGGCACGCCGGCCTGGCAGCCGTCGCACTGGTTCCGCTTTGTGCTGTTGTTCATCAGTGCACCCTCCCAGCAGTCTGCTGCTCGGCCTTGAGGTGCAGGTAGTAAGCGGCCAACTGCTCCAGCTCGGCTTCATACGCCTCGTGTTGATAGGCCAGCTTCAACTCCGCCAGCTTGATCAAGATGTTGTTCGCGTGATTGAGCTGCTGATTCAACGTGTGGTTGATGGTCTTCAGCTCGACCATTTGCTGGTCCTTCGCGAACCCATCGCGCAGAACGTCCTTCAGGGCCAGGCGGCAGTCCTCTTCGCTCATGGAATCAACGTCCATCAGCGGGGTGTAGGCATGGGTGATGACGGTCATTGGTCTTGCTCCTTCACCGGGGTCGTCCAGGCCACATCAACACCGAGCAGGCTGACGACATGGACGGTGACCATCCCGCGAGTGGTCTGGCGAATGCCACGGATGGCGTTGCGGAAGCGGCGGTGCAGCCGCAACGAATCCTCTTCGCGGATGAACAGGCGGCGATCGAGCACCGACGTCTGCTCAATCGGAATGCCGGCCTGGCGCAAGGCGCGGGTGGCGCTGTTGACTGCTTCCAGGCAGCGGGCCAGCTCTGGCGTCAGTACTGTGCAGAGCGGCAGATGGGTAGCTTTCGGCTGCTCTTCAGGGAGGCGGCCAGTGATCGGTACGACGTTCATCTCACACCCCCTTGACCACATCAGCGGTAATGCGGCTTTCACCGATCTCGGCAGCCAGGTTCAGCGCTGCGTTGAATAGGTTTCCGATAGCCAACGGATAGAGCTGGCTGGTTCCGTCCTTGCCGGAGCTGGCGAGGCGTTCAACGATGGCGTGGATGCCACCCTGGTCGATCAGTTCGTCCAGCTTCTTGCCGGCGCGTCCGACACGAAATGCCAGGTGCTGCTCTACATCACCCGAGGGGATAGCCGGCAAGATGGCGATCTCGACCCGCTGGGCTACTTCGCGCACGTCGGCGTTGCGTGGCGACAGCTTGATGAGCAGTTCGGGCTGACCGATCAGGATGATGCTGAGCAGCTTGTCAAATCCGTCCTCGAACTGGTCGCGCATGCGCTTGAGGTGGTTGAGGGTCTGGGTCGGGATCGAGTGCGCCTCTTCGATGATCACGACATGACGGTTGCCGGCGGCGTATGAGTTCTTGAGGCAGGTGTGGACCTGGCGGAAGCGAGCTTCGGGGCTGGACTTAGGTGTTTCCAGCGGTGCCACGGCATACATGATGGCTTCGGCGATATGAGTCGCCTTCAGGGTCTTGCCCTTGATGTCGTTGGCCTCCATGCCAACTACGAAGGGGTCGATGGTGATGACCGGCTCGTTGCGCAGACGGTGGGTCAGATCGCGACGCAGAGTGCTCTTGCCGGCACCGGACTCGCCCACGATAGCGAGGAAGCCGTCATGGCGTGCGGTTTGGTACATCGATTCGCGGATGTAGCGAATATCGCCGCTGAAATACATGTCTTCGGCGCAGCGTAGATCGCCAAACGGGTCGACCATCACGCCGAAGGCGCGCTTGGTATCTGGCCGCAGGGATTGTTTTGCCATTAGCATGTCGGGGCACTCCTGGTTTTCGTGATTGGTTTCCGGGGCTGCAGGAGTCGCCGCGTTGGCGCGCGGCGACTCCACTTCTTCTTCCAAGGCGGCGATGTCGCCGTCTTGCGCACCAACGTCATAGAGCCAGTCGGCCATACGGCCCCACAGCTCCTGCTTGTCGATGGACTTGGGCCACTGGTCGTGATTGACCAACTGGGCGATGGCTGCCGGGCTGAGCTTCATCGCCCTGGCCAGATCAGCCTGGCCAAGGCTGAGGGTTGCGAGTACTTCCTTCAGGCGCAGCATTACTCACCCCCTACCAGGCGCAGGCTTGGGCGTGCAGGTGCCTGCAACTGCTGAACGATGCTGTCGAGTTGCTCCTCCATAGCGCCGTCCGGGTAGTTGGTCTTGAGCCACTCCATGGATGCTGGTGTCCAGGCTGTACCCATACGTGCGCGCAGCGCCTTGGCTAGCTCGATGCGGTTCAGTGGTTTCAGCTCGACCGAGGCCAAGCCAGCCACGGTGACGCGAGTCTCCAGTTCGGTACCGCGCTTGGGCAGGTAGGTTGGCAACACGGTGTTGGCCTGTTCCTTGAACGGATCGATCTCGCCGTTGAACGGCACTGCTCGCGACCTGATCGCCTTTTCTGCCTCCGTGACCGAGCTGGTGCCGGTGGCGAGCTGGTCCAGGTGCTTGCGGTCCTTCTGCGCGGCGGTCTCTGGCAAGGCTCGGTACTCTTCGCCAATCACCCGGCGAGTGGCAGCGTTAGCCGCGAACCCGTTGTCGTCACGCTCAACACGCTCGACCACCTGGTAGTGCTCGCGGCCGTCGTCTCCAACAAGCACAACCTGAGCGCTATCCGCATCGCGGAACGGGTTGCGGGTAACCAGCACCTGGTCACCGACCTGCAAGTGCTGGATAACGGATACGTCGTATTCGGCGCCGCGGAACGGCACCCGCAGCCGGGCAGAAACCTTGCGTTTCTCCGGTGCGGCAATGGCCAGTTCGCGCATCGTCTCTGCAGGCGGTGCAATGCGCAGTTGCTCAGGCTTGATCGTCATCCAGGCCGCGTAGCGAGTGCGGTGATGTCGGGTGTGGATGGCGGTGGCGTTGTAGTGCCGCATCCAGCGTCCGGCCAGCCCGTTGATCTCGTCCAGAGTGCGCGGTTTCTGCATCAGTTGCAGGCCACTTTCAAACTCACGCTCGACGATGTTGTGGGCCTGCTCGACCTGGCCCTTGGCGCGTGCGTTACCGACTTTGTTGATGATCAGTTCGATGCCCAGGGCGCGACACAGGTTGCGGAACATCGAGGAGGTCATGGCCGCACCGGGGTCGGTCATGATCATGAAGGGCACGCCATGGAACGGGTCGGTATCACCACGCTTGACCATCGCGCTGATCAGTACATGGCAGAGGTTCTCCGCGCTTTCAGCGCCGAGCACGTAATGCACGTACAGGGTACCGCTGGTGTGGTCCGTGATGACGTAACGCCATAGGCGCTGTTTCTCGATGCGCTTGAGATTCTCTGGCTTGCCGTCGTAGAACTCGGCCTTATTCATGGCGCGCGCGCCGTCATTGGCCAGGTAGAACTGAGTGGAGATCGAGGCGTCGATCTGCCAGACGTGGTTGGGATGCAGACTGACCAACTCGACCGCTGGGGCCGGGCGCAGTAGTTGCTCAGGGTGCAAGCCATAGGCACGCAAGGCCCGGCCTATAGCGCTGAGCGACATGAGCGTGACTTCACCAGTACGGTGATCCACAGAGCCTGCGACGATCTTGCCGTTGTTGCGAAGACGCTCGACGGCGCGCTCCAGGGTGCTGAGTTGCTTGTCGTTATCGCGGATGGAGCGGATCAGCGTGGTACTGAGTAGCTCCGCCTCATCGCGAGTCAACGCTGAGGTGCCGGCATCGACCCGCTTCTTTCGGGGCTGGGTCACAGTGACCTCCTTCAATTTCCGGTACAGAGTCGCCAGGGAGATGCGCAGATCGTCCGCAGCCGCTTGGCACAGCTCTGTTCTGCTCGCGGTGGAGCGATCCAGCTCGTGTGCCAGGGCAACGAGGCGTTGAGTCATCACGGCGCTCATAGGCTTACTCACCCTGCTTGGCGGCTTCGGCCAACGCGGCCTTCACCGCCTCCTCGCTGTCATCAGCCATCCAGGTCGGCGTGGCACTGGCGGACGGCGTGGCGGGGATGTTGTATTCAGCGCGGATTTGCAGCAGTGCCCGCTCTACCTGGGCGAGCATGCCGGCGATGATCGGACGCTGGTCTTGCCCGGACTCTTCGCCTTTCTCGACCAGCAGTTGCACGGCTGGATGCAGTGCGCCGGCAATGGCGGCTTCGGCCGCGGTGGCCTTGGTGGCGAGTTCTTCGCGTCGTTCGGCCAACTGCTCATCCATCGGCTGCACGACCACCAGCGGCTTTCGCGCCAGTTGAGCAGCCAGTTCGTCGATCTTGGTGTTCTTGTCGGCGTTGACCTGGGCGAGGGCCTTCTTGTCTTCGCGGGCTTCGCGCAGGGCCTTGCGCAATTCCTTGACCGACATGGTGGCCACATCGTCAATGCTCAGCTCGCCGGTCTGGCCAGTGAGTTCCAGCTCCTGGATTTCTTCATCATCCAGGACGAGCATTTCGAAGAGCTTGGTCTGATTGCCAATAGCTTTGGTCAACGTCGAGTTGTTGCCCAGGCTGGCGAACTTGGCGGCCGACTGCATGAAGCGGGCAGCAACGTGACGGTCAATTCCCAATACCTCCAGGCGATCAGCGAACTCACCGTGTCCGCATGCCTTTTTCAACACCTGCAGGCCACGCCCCACTTCAAGGCACGCCTCTACGCTGCGGCGCATGTTGGCGGCGATGTCGCGCTGGATCAGGTCTGGGTCCGTGCAATCGGCCGGTAGTTGATAGCCCAGTTGTGCAGCCACAGCGCGGACCTGGTTGTCGTGTTCGGTGTTGAGCGCGGCCATTTGGTGCTGCTTGGCTAGCAGGGCCTGACCTTGCTCGATGTCATCTTCGAGCAGTTCAACAGCGGCTTGTGATTTGCGAGCCATCAGGCAACCCTCCGATCACCAGCCGATTTCCGATAGTTCATGGGTATTGCTCCTTGTTTAGTGGGCGCTGATGCGCGCCTGGATCTCGTTGATGCGTGCGGCGCCGCGCTGCAGCTCCTCGGCGGTGGCCATCGCGTATTGCAGAAAGCCGATGCTCGGGGCGAAGCGTCCGCTGTCGAGGCGAGTGGCGAAGCCGGCCTCGATCAGGCTGTCCATGTAGCGGGTGATGTTCGCCGGGCTCTCGCCCAGCGCCTTGGCCAGCTCGGCGTTACTCAGCCCATTGAGGGTGTGGCCGCGCAGGGCCTTGAGTACTCGCAGGGCGCGGCTGACGCTGTCGTGGGTGCGTTTGGTGCTCATGCGCAGCGCTCCATCGGAATGACGATCAGGGCGCCGGACTGGGTGATAGCGGCCTGGCCAGCGGTGGCTTCCGCCAGTTGCTGGTGGAGATGCTGGGCCTCGTTGCACCATCCTTCGGCACATTCCTCCATGCGGGTCAGCTCGGTGCGCAGGTACTCGTTCTCTTCGGCAAGACGCGCAGCTTCGGCGCAGAGCTGCTCATAGGCTTGCTCGTCCAGGCGCCGCAGCAGGGCCTGCAGGTCGATGGCCTTACTCATCGTCAGCCACTCCAAAGTCCAGTTGAGGGGTTTCTGCCTGGGCGACGTTGCCGTGGTGCCAAGCGAGGGATTCGAGGCCGGCGCGAATGGCGTCCAGGGTCTGTTCGGCGGTTTGCTTGCCGTCGTAGAAGGCCATCAGCGCGCCGGTGGCGTTGTGCAGCACGCCCTGCAGCTGCTGCAGGTCGCTGGCGTTGCAGGCCTTGCCAACCGGGATGTCGACCAGGAGCTTGCCGTGAGCTGCGGCAAGGTAGCGGGTGATCAGCGGCAGGCCGCAGGCGTGCTCCAGCGGCAGGATCAGGCTCAGCGGCAGACGGCCGTTGCCGATCCACTTATAGAGAGAACTGTGGTTGTTCTGGCCCAGGTGATCACAGGCCAAACGTTCGATTCCTCGGTTGTAGCGCTGCATGGCCAGCTGCGCGCAGCCGTCCAGTGCGTCGGCTGGCGAGCGCGGCACCCAGTGTTTCCAATTTCGACGCTTCATTGGATGGGGCTCCTTTGGGCCGTCTGAGGCGGCTTCCAATCAAAAACTCTGTTTTGCCCTTGGCAATGTCGTTACCAAATGGCCACTCTGTTGGGGTACATTCACCAACGAGAACGAGGTACGGGTTATGGCTGATCAGGCTTTTGCGGCGCGGTTTGAGGCGCTTGAGCGTGGGTATGTGGTGCTGGCTGGCTTTCTGCAGCAGCAGGGTGTGATTGACACTCAGCGTTTGCAGGCTGAGATGCGCCGCCACGCCGATCTGTTGCAGGTGCAACCGGAGGTAGCTCATTTCCTTGAGCACTTGGCTGATCAGGTCCTGAGGGAGTACCTGCTTCAGGCAGGGAAAACACCCGGCCAGGTTGAAAGAATCCTCCGAGAACAGCATCAGGATTGAGCGCTGGAGGCATGTTGTTGGGATCGACGCGGATCATGTCGCCCACCATCACGCCGGGCATGGTGGATACGTCGTAGTCCGTGCCGTTGACCACTACGGTCATGCGGGCGGTTACGCGGCGGTTTAGGGAGGCAACGGTTGCTGGAGCGGCTTGTGACTGCAGGCGATCACCCACGATACGGCCAGCGCCGATCAGCATCAGACGGTCGACCAACTTGCGGGTGCCCTTGGTGGCAGCAGTGCGATCGACGAACACCAGGGCCTGCTGGCGGGCTTCGGCCAGGTGTACGGCGATGGCTGCACTGTCACCAGGGGCGCAGGCGATCAGCGCGTTGAGCGCGGCACGCCAGGCGTCCATGGGATGGGGGATCAGTTCGATCTCCTCGGTCATGAGTTGCGGTTGATCGGTCATGGCGGTGACCCTCGTTAGGAGGACGGATGGAAGAACAGGAAACGGGCCGGGACTGGGCTCTGGAAGGCATCGAGGGAGTGATGCAACTGCTTCAGGCGTTAGTGCTGGCACTGGGCAAGACGGGGCAGCTGGACACAGCGGAGTACGCCCGTCTACTTGCGGACTGGCACAACCAGCAGATAGAGCCGGACTCGCTTCAGGACGTGCTGTTTCAGCGAATGCTTGGGATGCTGGTTGATGAACCCGAGGTGCTGCTGCGGCGTTCAAGGTTTCAACTGATGCCGGCACCAAGCCTTGCTGGCGAGCCCAAGCAGCCAGGCGCTGGCCAGAAGCCTGAAAACGATTGATGGACATGGCGGTGTCCCTCACTGCTGTTGTTGGAGGTGAAAGAATTAGGCGGCGACGGGGTCGCAGGCCTTGAGGCCGAGGGCTACGGCGATGTCGTGGGCCTGGCCGTAGTTGGCTTTGTCGAAGCCGTTGAGCACGCGGTACACAGCGTTGCGCTTGTAACCATGCTCTGCGGCCCACTGGGTAATGGTGATTCCGCGCTGGCGGAAACGCTGTTTGACCTGGTCAGGGGTCAGTGCCTTCTGGGTAGCCATGGCGGTGGCTCCTTGACTGGTTGCTGAATGATGTTTGTGTTTTGTTGGGTTGATGATGGTAGAGAATTTTCTACTCGTCAAGCGAATGGTAGATATTTATGAACCTTGGCGAGCGACTTAAGGCTGAGCGAGAACGCCTGGGCTACAACCAAACGGACTTCGCCGCTTTGGCTGGGGCTTCCAAGCACTCACAGATCAATTGGGAAAAAGGCGCTGCAGCGCCTAATGCCACGGTGCTTGCGGCATGGGCTGAGCACGGACTGGACGTGTTGTATGTCGTGACTGGAGTTCGGGGTCAGGCTATGACCTACGGGTCAAATGTGGCGTTGACGGCACATTTGACCAAAAAGGCCAATCCAGTCACGCACTCAGTCGTCGCTGAACCGCTTGGCGAGTACAGGCTCAATCAGCGAGAAAAGGCCCTGATCGAGAACTATCGGGGATCAGATGAAGAAGGACGGAGAGCCATGGAGAGCACAGCGAGTGCTCTGGCGCACAAGGACCGTGCGAAAGAGAAACGCCAAGGCGGCGAATGATGATTACGGAGATGCTGTGATGAATGATTTCAGTGAAGAAACCAAGCGAGAAGTCATGAAGTTGGCCGTGCAGCTGACTACGACTTATGTTGAGCGCCGAAACCCGGTACTGGATAACCGGGACCGACACTGGCTCGGCATAGAGGAGCGCAAGACTCCTCCACGCTTACCCGACATCATTGAGGGGATCTACCGTCAGCTCCTGGACGTCATGGGCAAGTAGCACTCCATCACTTGCTTGGCCGCCGCAGGTCCGTTCAGCCCCAGGAAAGCCAGCCAGAGCGCATCCATCCGCGAGCAGGACTGGGTGTCGGATATGTGCTCCTGGATGAACGCAATTATGCGAGCGGCCGCAGCCATGCTGTTGGCAGGATCTTCAGCATTGTTCTCAGTCTCGATATGGGAAGAGGCTTCACTGAGCTGACGCCTGGCCTCCTCTTCGATCTCTGTACGATAAGCTGCTAATGTGCGCCGGGACTCCTCAAGGTGGCGCAGGGCACTGCTTGGTATCTGCTCTACTGGCTGCTGATCGGCACATCCGGTCGCACCGTTGCTGGACTCGGGAGCGAAACCTTTCGGCAGCCAGTCCATAGGCAGATCCAGACGGCTCTCTTTGGCCGGTGCCAGCTCGCTTGCCGAACGCCATTCGCAGGCAGTGAACATCGGTTTCTCTCGTACCGTGGTGATGTAGCTGAAGCGCAGCCAGCCCAGCGCATTGCCATCCGGTCCGCTGAACGGTATCCAGAAATCGGCATAGCCATGCGGGAGTGGCTCCCCGAAGGCTATGCGTAGTTCCGCGGCCCTGTCGCTGCGGTGCCCAGCTTCGATCCAGACCTCTGCTCCTTCGTACCAGGACAGGTCTGGCTTTGGAGCAGGCAGCCCCAGGATGCTCCTGATCTTGTCGGGCTCACGCTGGATGAGTTGTAGCAACAGGTCTTCGTGCGTGGACATGGGATGGTCCTCCTCGGTGATGGAGATTCCATGCTGATCCGTCGCCCTATCGATTGATTGTTCGGTACCCAAAAAGAGCCTTCGCGCGCGCGTGACGATGATGTCCGGGCGTCCTGCAGGAGCAGGATGCCCATCAGCTGGCCAGGGATGGCCACCCCATCGGGAGCATCGTCATGTCATCGCCGCAACCCCGGCGCCGCCGCGCGCCGCGTATGACCAGCTGGACGCTGGTCACCCTCGTCCTGCTGATCATCCTCGCCGCCATTCGCCCGGAGCAGCTCCAGGTCGTCGCCTATAAGCTGGTCCTGGTGACGCTGGGCGCAGTGGCCGGCTACTGGATCGACCGCAGCCTGTTTCCGTACGTGGCCCGCCCGCACGAATGCTCGGCCAACCTGGTGGTCGTGGGTGCCTGGCTGCGCCGCGGGCTGATCGTGCTGGCCTGCATCCTCGGCCTGACGCTGGGGCTCTGACCATGGGCGCCCCGCAAATCATCTGGATCGTGCTGGCCGCTGTGGTCCTGGTTACGTCCTATGCGTGCGATGGCCTCACTAACGTGATCAGCTTCAAGCAGCGCGTGTTCGACGTGATCGCGATGACGGCCCTGGTGTGGTGGGGAGGCTTCTTCGGATGAAGCGCCTGCTCACCCTCGGCCTGCTGGGCCTGCTGACCGCCTGCCAGCCGGCCTTCGCGGCGGATCGCATCCCCACTGCCGCCGAGCAATACCGGCGCACCCTGGTGCGCAGCGCCCATGCCGGATGGGGCCTGTCGGCGCCGATCGCCACCTTTGCCGCACAGGTTCACCAGGAAAGCCGTTGGCGTGCTGATGCCCGCTCGCCGGTTGGTGCCCAGGGCCTGGCGCAGTTCATGCCCGGAACCGCTGAGTGGATCGCCGGCCTGTATCCGGCCGTCCTCGGCACCAATCAGCCGTTCAATCCAGGCTGGGCACTGCGTGCGCTGGTCACCTACGACCGTTGGCTCTACGACCGAAACCAGGCCTCCAGCGAGTGTGATCGCTGGGCATTCGTACTGTCCGCTTACAACGGCGGCCAGGGGTGGGTAAATCGCGACCGTAGGCTGGCCTCGGCATCCGGCGCCGACCAGCTGGCCTGGTTCGATTCCGTCGAGCGCTTCAACGCCGGGCGCTCGGCCGCCAACTTCCGCGAGAACCGCAACTACCCGCGCCTCATCCTGCTGCGCTACGAGCGGATCTATCTGCAGTGGGGCGACGGTGTGTGCGGCCAGAGGTATCAGCTATGAAACGCCTGCTCATGAGCTGCCTGGCTGTAGGCCTGGCGGGTTCGATCACCCTCGGCGCTACATCCCGCAACTGGCTGGCCCGGCCAGAGTTCCACTATTCGCCGCTCCCTCGGGAGAGACACGGAAAGTCGGGGGTGGCTCGGGCAAAACGCAAGGCGCGCAAGTACCGTCGGCAAAGGGGGCGCCATGGGCATCCTTAGTCTCCTGCGCTCCAACTGGTTCTGGATCGCGCTGATCGCGGTGCTGTACAGCGCAGCCGTAGTGATCCACGGCTCCGCAAGCTACGACCGTGGGTACGCCACCGGCCGCGCCGAGGGTGACGCTGCGCTGCTCAACCTGCAGCTGCGGCACACCAACGAACGCGCCCAGGCCCTTCAGGACAGCCTGGTCCAGTACAAGCAGCAGGTCGCGCGCGCCAACCAGGCCGAGGAACAACTGCTGCAAGTACAGCAGCAACTGACCGACACCCGACACCAACTCCAGGAGCGAATTGCCCATGTATCGACCGCCTACCGAGCGGCACCTGGTGCTGCGCCTACTGCTATCCCTCGCTGTGTCTTCACTCGCGGCTGGGTGCGCGACTTCAACACCGCCCTCGGCGCCGGTTTGCCCGCCACAGGAGCGCGCACCGCTTCCCCCGGCACTCAAACAGCGACCTGGCCCGCCGCCGGTTCTGACGCCGAGCTACTGGAAAGCGGCGTCACTCCGGCGGACATCCTGGCCTTTGCCCAGGACTACGGGGCCTGGTCTCTTCGCAATCTCGCTCAGCTCAACGCACTACTGGAACAAGGGGAATAGGGAATGAAGGTCGAGCTGGAACTGTGGCAGTTGATCACTCTGCTGCTGACCTTCCTCGGGGCCTGCGCGGGCGGCGGCAAGCTGCTGCTCAACCAGATCCAGAAGAGCCTGGATGCGAGGTTCGCAAGCCAAGACCAGGCACGCCTGGCGAACCATGAGCAACTCTCCTACCGGCTGGACGCCATCGAGCAGGCCGCGCGGGAAGAAACCAACCAGTGGCAGCGCGTTGAGCGAGAGCTGATGAGCCTGAAGGCCGAGCTTCCGTTCCAGTACGTGCTTCGCGACGACTACATCCGCGGCCAGAGCGTGATCGAGATGAAGCTCGACAGCCTGGCCACGAAACTGGAAAACGCGCAGCTGCGCGGCTTGGTAGGAGCAAACCATGCAAACTGATATGGCCAAGATTCGCCGGGAATCCCTGCGCTGGCTGATTCTGCTGACCCTGAACAATGCTCGGCCGGTGGGCGCCTACGAGGGGCCGGTCCTCTCGGTTGCACAGAGTGAGTACCCCGACGCCACACCGCTGGAGATCCGTCGAGAGCTGGACTACTTGGCCGACCGTGACCTGGTGACCCTGGTCAAGGAACCGTCTGGCAAGTGGTTCGCCGATTTGACCCGGTACGGCACCGACGTCGCCGAGTACACCATCGACTGCGAACCCGGCATCGCCCGCCCCAAGAAGTACTGGTGACGACCATGGGGCGGAAATCATCGATCTCCCGGCTACCGGATCAAGTCCGGGCCTACATCGAGGGGCGCCTGGCCGATGGCCGGATGACCCTGGACGAGCTGATCGCGGACCTGCAGGCGCAGTTCCCGAGCCAGGCCGAGGCCGGCGAGCTGCCCAGCCGTGCAGCCGTACATCGCTACGGCCAGAAGCTGGAGCGGCGCCTGGCGGCAATTCGTGCCAGCACCGAGGCGGCCAAGCTGATCCGTGCCCAGGCCGGCGACGACCTGGACGCACGCAGCGAGGCGCTGACGGCGATGATCCAGTCCGAGCTGTTCGAGTCGATCATCTCCCTGCAGGAGGCTGGTGATGAAGAGATGGACCCGGCCGATCGTGTCGGACTGCTGGCGTCTGCGGCAAAGAACATCGCGACGCTGACGCGCTCCAGCGTCACGCTGAAGAAGTTCCAGGCAGAGGCTGAGCAGCGGGGCCGCGAGAAGCAGCTCCAGGAACAGGAGCAGCGCCTGGAAGAGATGCGTGGCAGCGATGGCATGAGCGAGCAGCTCGAACAGCGTATCCGCGACATCCTGCTGGGGAAAGCCTGACATGGCCATGCACGCAACGTCCGATAACCTGGGCTCCAAGCTCAAGGCCACCAGCGCGCCGCGCAAGATCGACCTGGCCGAGGAGATGGCGTTGCATGGCGTCGACGTGCCGCAGGAGATATCCGAGGCGATTCCCTCCAACGACGCCGTCTTCCTGGGCTACCAGCAGCGCTGGTTCGAGGACGAGAGTCCGATCATGATCGCGGAGAAGTCTCGCCGCACCGGTCTGACCTGGGCCGAAGCCGGGCGCAACGTGATCAATGCCGCCAAGCCGCGGCGCCGAGGTGGCTGCAACACCTTCTACGTCGGCAGCAAGCAGGAGATGGCGCTGGAGTACATCGCCGCCTGCGCGCTGTTCGCCCGCGCCTTCAACGAGCTGGCCGAGGCTGACGTCTACGAGCAGACCTTCTGGGACGAAGGGAAGAAGGAAGAGATCCTGACCTACATGATCCGCTTCCCGAAGTCGGGGCGGAAGATCCAGGCCCTGAGCAGCCGGCCGAGCAACCTGCGCGGCCTGCAGGGCGACGTGGTGATCGACGAGGCGGCGTTCCACGAGTCCCTGGAGGAACTGCTGAAGGCCGCCCTGGCGCTGACGATGTGGGGTAACAAGGTCCGCCTGATCAGCACCCACAACGGCGTCGACAACCCGTTCAACCAGTACATCCAGGATGCCCGCGAGGGCCGCAAGGATTACAGCGTTCACCGCATCACCCTGGATGATGCGATCGCCGAAGGGCTGTACAAGCGAATCTGCTTCGTCACCGGCCAGGAGTGGTCGCCCGAGGCCGAGAAGGCGTGGCGCGATGGGCTGTACAGGAACGCCCCCAATACCGAGTCCGCCGACGAGGAATACGGCTGCATCCCGAAGAAGTCCGGCGGCGCCTACCTCTCTCGCGTGCTCATCGAGCAGGCGATGGTCCAGGACCATTCGATCCGTATCTACCGGTACGAGGCGCCGGAAGGTTTCGAAGGCTGGACGCCACAGATGCGCGAAGACGAGATCCGCACCTGGTGCGAAGAAAACCTTCTGCCAGAGCTGGCCAGGCTGGACCCGGAGAACACCCACAGCTTCGGCGAAGACTTCGCGCGCCGCGGCGACCTGACCGTGTTCACCCCGCTGCAGATCTCGCCGACCCTGCGCAAGCGGGAGGCGTTCCGAGTCGAGCTGCGCAACCTGACCTACGAAGCGCAGCGCGACATCATGTTCTTCATCTGCGATCGCCTGCCGCGTGTCGTGGGCATGGCCTTCGATGCCACCGGCAACGGCGGATACCTCGCGGAACAGGCGGCGCTGCGGTATGGCCCTGCGGTGGTCGAGCAGGTCAGCCTCAACCTTGCCTGGTACGCCGAGTGGATGCCCAAGCTCAAAGGGGAGTTCGAGGCCTTCAACATCGAGCTGTCCAGGCACCAAAGCACGCTGGACGATCTTCTCTCGATCAAGGTCGAGAACGGCATTCCAGTGATCGATAAAGGCCGCAAGGCTGATCTGGAATCGGCGGGCGGTAAGGCAAAGCGTCATGGCGACAGCGCCGTGAGCCTGGTCATGGCCGTGCGAGCAAGCTACATGGCTGGCCGCAAGCAGCCTATCGAGTGCCAGTCGGCTGGGCGCCGGGCCTCCGCACAACAAGACCTTGCCGGTACCCGTAACACCACCAACCGCGGCTGGGGCACCGTCGCCGGCCGCACCGACCTCGGAGGCTACTGATGCACCCGCCCAAGCTCGGCCAAGAGATCGCCACCACGGGCGACGGCCGCGATATCACCCGTCCATTCCTCTCCGGCCTGCAGCAACCGAGCGACTACATCCTGCAGCGCCGGGGCGGCAACGACCTGCGCATCTATGAGGAAGTGCTGCGCGACGCCCAGGTCAAGGCGACCTGGGGCCAGCGGCAGTTGGCCGTCGTCAGCAAGGAATGGCAGGTCGATGCCGGCGGCGACCGCCGGATCGACAAGGCCGCAGCTGAGCACCTGAAGCAGCAGCTACAGAACGTTGGCTGGGACCGGATCACCAACGGCATGCTCTATGGGGTGTACTACGGCCACGCCGTGTCCGAACTCATCTACGGCCGCGACGACCGCTACATCACCCTGCAGGCGGTCAAGGTGCGCAACCGCCGCCGCTTCCGTTACGACCTGCAGGGTGGCCTGCGCTTGCTGACGCCGAGCAACATGTTCGAGGGTGAGCCGTGCCCTTCGCCGTACTTCTGGCACTTCTCGACCGGCGCCGACAACGACGACGAGCCCTATGGCCTCGGACTGGCCCATTGGCTGTACTGGCCGGTGTATTTCAAGCGCAACGGACTGAAGTTCTGGCTCACGTTCCTGGACAAGTTCGGTATGCCCACGGCCGTCGGCAAATTCGGGAAGAACGCCACGCCAGAGGAGAAGGCCAAGCTGCTGGCCGCCACCCAGGCGATTCAGACCGATACCGGTGTCATCATGCCGGAGGACATGTTGGTGGAACTGCTGGAGGCCTCGCGCTCTGGCACGGCCGACTACAAGATCCTGCACGACACCATGGATGAGACCATCGCCAAGGTAACGCTGGGCCAGGTGGCGTCGAGCCAGGGCACTCCCGGCCGCCTGGGTAACGACGATCTGCAGGCCGACGTGCGCCTCGACCTGGTGAAGGCTGACGCCGACCTCATCTGTGAGAGCTTCAACCAGGGCCCCGCGCGTTGGCTGACCGAGTGGAACTTCCCCGGCGCTGAGCCGCCATGCGTTTACCGGGTCGTCGAAGAACCCGAGGACATGGACGCCAAGGCCAGCCGAGACGAGAAGGTAGTGCGGTTCTCCGGCTTCAAGCCCACCTTGGGTTACGTCCAGGAGACCTATGGAATTGAGGTCCAGGAGCAGGATCAGAAACAGGAGCAAGGTCAGCCAACTGGCCCCTCACCTGCCGCCGAGTTTGCCGAACGTGCCGGGGGAAGCGATCCGGCCGCGGCGATGACGGACCAGTTGGCCAAGGCCATGCAGCCGGCGGTAAAGGACTGGAGCGAGCAACTCCGCGCTCTGGTCGACAATGCCACCAGCCTCGACGAGCTGCAGGAGCAACTGCTGCAACTTGCTCCCGAGCTGAGCCTGGATCAATACGCGGCCGCCATGGCGGTCGGCCTGCAGGCAGCGAACCTGGCTGGACGTACTGACGTCCAGGACGATCTGGCCGCGCGAGGTAGTGCCTGATGGCTACCGCGGCGACGTATGGCAGCCTCTCGTTTCGCGAGCAGATCGCTTTCTTTGAGGCGAAGAACCCCTCGGTCAACTACGCCACGGTGCGCGGTGCCGCCCATGACCAGTCGTTTGTGAGCGCAGGCGCCCATCGTGCGGACCTGGTCGCAGATCTCTACGCAGTGGTGCGTCAGGCGATCCGCGATGGCTTAACCCTGGAGGAGTTCCAGAAGGACTACTACGCCGTCCTGGACAACTACGGCTGGGAGCCGGCCGGCGGTCGCGCCTGGCGTGCCCAGGTGATCTACCGCACCAACCTGCGTACCAGCTACGCAGCCGGCCGCTACGCCCAGCTGCAGGCAGTGAAGGCAACGCGGCCGTACTGGGGCTATCACCACAGTGACGCTGTCGAGCACCCGCGCGAGCTGCACTTGGCATGGGATGGCCTGCACATCCATGCCGACAACCCGTGGTGGAAGACGCACTATCCGCCGTCGGGGTTCGGCTGCGAGTGCTACGTCACGGCCTACAGCCTGGATGAGCTGCAGGCGATGGGGAAGTCGGGACCGGACGAACCACCGCCTGGCCGCCTGCGCAACATCGTTTTCCACGGCGAGGTGGTCCAGGTGCCGGAAGGCATCGATCCGGGCTGGAACTACGCACCCGGTCGAGCCGCCTTCGAGAACCAGGTGCAGCTGACCCTGGAGAAGACCGCGCCGCTGCCGGCCGAACCGGCGGCACGCATGAACAGGCAACTGCTGGACGAGCAGCGTGTCGAGGAGGCGCTGCAGCGCTCCTGGACAAGCTGGCTGGATGAGGTCGTGGCCGAGCCAGTGGTGCGTGGCAGCGCTCGCAACGTGGGCACGCTGAGCCCCGAGACGGTCGCTGGCATGCAACGGGCGGGCGTCACGCCACAGACCGCGTTGATCAGCATGCGCGACGAGCAATTGGTGCCACTGGTCAAGGCCGCGACGACCGAGCCAGAGGTAGACGACGCGCTCGCTGGACTGACGCTGGCCGACCTGCGGCAACTTCCGCAGGCGCTCGCTCAGCCGCAGGCGGTTCTCCTGGATGCATCATCCAACGCTCTGGTCTACGTGTTCGACTCTGGCCGACGCGGAGGCTGGCTCTCAATGATCGTCAACTATCTCCTGCAGGGCAGCTCGCGCAGCAATGCCGTCCAGTCCGGCAGCGTGGTCGGCGTCGAGCAGCTCGGGCAGCAGTTGGCCAATGGACGTTTGGTTTTGGTGGAGGGTGGACTATGAGCGGCGCACGTATCGAGCTGGAGTTCGACAGCCAGCAGGTGACACAGGCACTGAGCGCGGCGGCTGCGACTCTGCGCAGTCCCACCAAGATCCTCGAAGATCTGATCGAGCCACTACTGGATATCCACCAGGCGCGCTTCGTGGCTCAGAGGGCTCCGGATGGCACGCCCTGGGCGGCACTGTCGCCTCGCTACCAGGCTCGCAAGAGAAGAAACAGGGACAAGATCCTCACCGCCAGCGGCGACTTGCGCAAACTGGCGGGGCAGGTTGAAGGCGATACCTTGCTGTTCGGTACAAACCTTCCTTATGGCGCTATCCATCAGTTCGGCGGCACGATCCAACGTCAGGAGAGGCAGAGCACGGTTTACTTCAGGATGAATGAACGTACTGGCGAGGTCGGTCGACAGTTCGTCCCGAAACGCCGTAGCAACTTCGCCCAGGACGTGCGCATCGGCCCCTACACGATCACCATGCCGGCCAGGCCCTGGCTGGGCACGTCGGACACTGACGATGCCAAACTGCTGCAGCGAGTCATGAGCCTCATAAACTCAACCTTGCAGAATTAGCGTTTCTAGGCCCCTGGCGGCCCAAACGAGGGCGTAGGTCTATCTTCGTCGGCCTACGCCCCTCTACGGGCCTTGCTGACGCTTTATAAATCGCCCTACTGGGGTTGCCACGGTGCCCGTTGGCGTGGTTTCGTAGAAAAGCCTCCCCAACGCGGCCTTTGTCCCAATTTTCGGTTGCGACAAAGATCGTCCGGTTCTGCCGCCTCACTCTGGGCGGCATGAAAAAGCCAACCGCCACTCTGCCTATCCTCCCCGCCGGCCGGCACGTCGCCCTCGACGGCCGCCCGGTGGAATTCACCGAGGCCATCCTGCAGGAGATCGCCGCGACCTACGATCCGGCGCTCAGCGAGGCCCCTCTCGTCATCGGTCACCCCAAGCTCAATGCACCGGCCTACGGCTGGGCCAAGGGCCTGGAGGTGCGCGAGGGCATGCTCTATGCCGAGCCGCACCAGGTGGTCCCCGAGTTCGCAGAAGCCGCGAACCGCAAGATGTACAAGAAGCGCAGCGCTTCGGTGTACCTGCCGGACTCACCAGGCAACCCGGTTCCGGGCAAGCACTACTTGCGCCATATCGGCTTCCTCGGTGCCGTGCCGCCGGCCATCAAGGGCATTCCCGATGCCTTGAACTTCGCCGAGGACGACGGCGACCTAGTCATCGAATTCGCGGAAGCGCCCTACGCGGTGACGGCTCTGACCGAGATCCTGCGCCGCCTGCGTGACTTCTTCGTCGAGCGCGAAGGCGCCGAACGGGCCGACCAGCTCATCCCGCAATGGCAGTTGTCCTCGATCGAGGAGGACGCGCGGCGTGCAGTCACCCACGGCGCCAGTATCCAGGCGTCGTTCTCCGAACCCGCAATAGAAGGCGTCGACGCCGCAGCAGCCTCTGCCGCCGCTGCGGAGGAGCCGCAGGGCACCGTCACCCCATCCGACGGTGCTTCCGAGTCAGCGGCAGAGGCTGACCGGACCTCTCATCCCTCACAACAGGACACGACCATGTCTGACGAAGCCGCGCTCGATGAGCGCCAACGCCAGCTCGACGAGCGCGAGCAACAACTGGCCACCCGCGAAGCACAGGTGGCCCAGCAAAAAGCCCAGGAACATCGCAACGAGGTCACCGAGTTCGCCGAAGGCCTGGTCAATGCCGGCCGACTGCTGCCGCGCCAGAAGGCTCCGGTGATCGAGTTGCTGGTGAGTCTGCCTGCCGACACCCCCCTGGAGTTCGCCGAGGGCGACGGCCAGGTCACCAAGCCGGCGGCCGAGGTGCTGCGCAGCTTGCTGGCCGAACTGCCCAAGCAGGTGGACTTTTCCGAGAAATCCGGCGACGGCGGCGACCTGAGCTTCGGCAGTGCTCACGCCATTGCAGCGCGAGCCCAGAGCTATCAGGAAGAACAGCGGCAGGCTGGACGCCATATCAGCACGACCGAGGCCGTTACCCACATCACCAAGGGAGCCAAGTAGGCCATGAACATTCCCGGACTCATCGCCGCCAAACGTGCCAGCGGCGCCATCGCCGCCCGCCGCATCGTGATTCATGGCAGCTCGGACGGCCTGGCCGCCCAGGCTGCCGGTAGCACTGCGCTGCTGATCGGCATCAGCACCGAAATTCCCGCCGCCGACGGTGCGGTCTTCGACGTCATCCGTTCCGGCCTGGCGCCGGTCGAGTACGGCGGCAACGTCACTCGCGGTGATGCGCTGACGGCCGACGCCCAGGGGCGAGCGGTTGCCGCGACGCTGCCGCCGGCCGCCACCACTTACATCATCGGCTTCGCTGAACTCAGCGGCGTCGCGGGTGATATCGGGTCCGTCTACATCGCCCCGGCCGTTCTGCCGGTAGCCTGAAGGAGCGCTCCATGAGCAATGCACCATTTCCCATCGATCCCGAACTGACGGCGATCGCCATCGCCTACCGCAACGGCCGGATGATCGCAGACGAGGTTCTGCCGCGCGTACCGGTCGGCAAGCAAGAGTTCAAGTACTGGAAGTACGACCTCGCCCAGGGCTTCACCGTGCCGGAAACCCTGGTCGGCCGTAAGTCCAAGCCGAACGAAGTGGAGTTTAGCGCCACCGACGAAACCAGCAGCACCGAGGACCACGGCCTGGACGCCCCGGTGCCGCAGGCGGATATCGACAACGCGCCGACGAACTACAACCCCCTGGGCCACGCCACCGAGCAGACCACCAACCTGATCCTGCTCGATCGCGAAGCTCGGACTTCCAAGCTGGTTTTCAACCCCAACAGCTATGCCGCGGGCAACAAAAGGACATTGTCTGGCACCGATCAATGGAGCGACCCGGCCAGCAACCCGCTGCCGGAGATCACCGACGCCCTGGACAGCGTCATCCTGCGCCCGAACATCGGCGTCCTGGGCCGCCGCACCGCCACCATCCTGCGCCGTCACCCGAAGATCGTGAAGGCATACAACGGCACGCTCGGCGACGAGGGCATGGTGCCGATGGCCTTCCTGCAGGAGCTGCTTGAGCTGGAGGCGATCTACGTCGGCGAAGCACGGCTGAACATCGCCCGGCCGGGACAGAACCCGAGCCTGATTCGGGCCTGGGGGCCGCATGCGTCCTTCATCTATCGCGACCGCCTGGCCGATACCCGCAACGGCACCACCTTCGGCTTGACCGGCCAGTGGGGCGATCGCGTGTCCGGTTCGATCGCCGACCCGAACATCGGCCTGCGCGGTGGTCAGCGCGTCCGTGTTGGTGAATCGGTCAAGGAACTGGTCACCGCACCGGACCTCGGCTTCTTCTTCGAGAACGCCGTCGCGGCTTAACCCTCAACTGGGCGGCCGTTCGGGTCGCCCTCGGAGTTTCTATCTCATGGCCCGTAAAACGAGCAACGACCAGGATGCACCCAACACCGAGGGTGTCGGCGAAAAGAACCGCTACATCGTCAAACGCGAACGCCTGGATCACGACGGTGAGTCCTACACCTTTGGCGACAGCATTCTGCTGAACAGCGATCAGGCGGACCAGCTCCTGCCCATCGGCGCGATCGTTCCAGAGGTGCTGTGATGGACAACCAGCACCGCAAGATCGCCGGCTATCGCGAGTTGACTCAGGACGACATCGACCTGATGAACCGTGTCAAGGCCGTAGGCGCGGAACTGCTGGCATTGCAGGCCGCGTTGGCCGGCCGGCTGAGTACGGACCTGGAGGTTAAGCAGGCCGCCGCAAAGGCGTCGAAGCTGGCACCTGAGCATGAGTCGAGCCCGGAGTGTGTCGAGCTTCGTCGCTTCCTGGCTGCAGAGCCGTTGCGCTGGGCTGCGATCGCCAAGACCGACATCCAGACGGGTGTCATGGCCCTGGTGCGCGCCATCGCTCAGCCCGAGGGCTGCTGAGGTGGCTGTGTACATCACGTTACCGGAGCTGGCCGAACGGCCTGGGGCGGAAGAGTTGTCCCAGGCCGCGACGCCTCAGCAGTACCGTGCGGTCCAGACCGAGCTGCTCGATGCCTTGCTGCGCGGCTTGCCGGTGGACCAGTGGACGCCGGAGGAGATCGAGGTCGGCAACGCCGCTGTAGAGGTCATCGACAGTGCGGTGAGCGATGCCCGGTCCTTCATCGACGGATTCCTGCAGCAACGTGGTTACCTGCCGCTGCAACAGCGTTTTGGCATCGTGGTCGGCTGGCACCGGGCGATCACGCGCTACCTGTTGCATAAGGACCGGTTGGGTGAAGGCGCGGAGAAAGACCCGATCGTTCGTGACTACCGGGACGCCCTGAAATTTCTGCAGCTCACCGCCGAGGGCAAGTTCTCCCTGGGGCAGGACGACCCGGTGGCCAACTCCACCAGCGGGGCTCCCCAGGTGGTGACTCCGGGCCGAACTTTCAGCCTCGATCAGTTGAAGGACTTCTGACATGTCCAGCGCTCCATTCGATCACAACCTGATCATTGAGCGCCTGAAGGATCAGGTAGCTGTCTTGGCGAGTGTCGGCGGTGCGGCGGACTTTGCTGCCATCAAGGCAGTCCGCGATTTCCGGACACCGACCGCCTACGTGATCCTCGCCGAAGAAACGCCGATGCCGCGCTCGTCCGGAGCACCCGGCGCAGCGACCCGGCAGATGGTCCAGGTGCGATTCGGTGTTGTGGTTGCAACCCGCAACTACCGGGACAACAAGGGCAAGAACGCGATGGACGATCTACGCCCGGTACTAGGACAGGTGCGAGATGCCCTGATCGGCTGGGTGCCGCCTGGTCTGGCGGGCGCCCGTGACTGTCAACTCATCCAGGGGCAGCCCGTGGACTATGACACGTCCGTTTTGATCTGGACCGACCTCTATCAGACCCAACACGCAATCGGGAGAACCTCATGAGCACCCCCGCCAAGAAACAGGACATCCCCGCCGTCTCAGTGCCGAAGGAGGAGAAGGTGACACTCACCGCTCATCACACGCACGCCGGCACGAAATACCCGGCCGGCGCCGAAATCTACGTCAACACCCTCGACAAGGCCTTCCTGGTCCAGCACCAGAAGATCACGGTCGAAACTCAAGATGCGGCTCCCGCCGCCAAGGAGTAAATCATGTCGCTGTTTTCCTTCCAGGGTCGGGTCTGGGCCGGCGAGCGCCTGCCCAACGGCAAGCTGAGCCGCCCTGTGTGGGCCGGAAACGTACCGGTCTTGACCCTGCAGATGGCCACCGAAAGCACCAATACAACGGAGTCGTTCTCGGGCAACCGTCTGCAGTACGGTCGCCTGCAGCGCGGAAAGACCGCCACCGTCAACATCACCTACGACGAGTGGCTGCCGAAGAACATCGCTGCGGCGATCTGGGCCTCGCAGATCGAGCTGCCCGCCGACACGGTGACCGGTGAAGTCCTTGAGGGCGATCTGAAGGCCGGCGACTTCGTGAAGCTGGACCGTCAGTTCGTCTCCTCGGTGGTCCTCACCGACAGTGCCACCACGCCTGCGGAGCTGGTCTTGGGTACGGACTACCGTATCGAATCTCCAACGGCTGGCTTGATCGAGCTGCTGAATGTCACCGGCAAGACCCAGCCGTTCAAGGCCGCGTATGCCTCCGAGGTCGCCACCGGTTACACCATGTTCACCTCACCACCGCCGGAGCGCTACATCCTGCTGGACGGCATCAACACCGAGAATCAGGAACCGGTGATCGTGACCCTGTACCGCTGCAAGTTCGACCCGGTCGGTGACCTGGCACTCATCAACGACGAGTACGGAAACTTCCAGCTCACGGGTAGCGTGCTATACGACACCCTGAACGCCGCCGACGCCAACCTGGGCGGCTTCGGTCGCATCGTGCAGAAGGGCGCCTGACATGGGGCGCAAGGTAGAACGTAAGGCCAAGCCCGGCCCCGCTGCTGCGCAAGGAGCGGATGATCTGCAGATACTGCACCCCGAACGCGAGATCGAGGTCGCCGGCCGCAAGCTGACCGTGCGCGAGTACGGATTCGTCGAAGGGCTGCGGCTACGCCCCATGATCCAGCCGTTGCTCGATGACCTGTATGCCATCAGTCAAGGGGCTGTGCTTCCCGACCTAGAGCAGATCCTGGTGGTGCTCGGCCAGCACTCGGATCTCATCCCGCACCTGATGGCAGTGGCGGCCGACGTCGACGAAGAATGGGTGAAAGGTTTGCCGCACCGGGATGGAAACTTCCTGCTGTACGTCTGGTGGCTGGTGAACGGCCCTTTCTTTATCGGGGCGGTGGTGGACCGAATTCAAACCGAACGGGCAGCCGAAGAGGCCAGGAAGGCCGTTGGGCAGACATCTATGCTTGCCTCATCGCCGGAGGATACGGAACCTCAGGCACCATCGGTCGAATGACCGAGCGGCAGATCCTGCTGCTCTACGATGCCGAGCAGCGGCGACTGTCCCACCACCGGGCTAACCAGTTCATCGACACCAACCTGGCGTTTGCCGGCGGCAACGACGCTAAAGAACACCTCAAGACGCTTCGGACTTAGTTCGGGGCGTTTTTTTTGCTTGCCACAAAGACCCGTTCGCGCGCGCGCGTAACCATGCGAGCCACTCCTTTCTGACGTGACTCGACATGGCAACGGGCAAAGAACTTGATCTGGCACTACGCATCCGCGCTGACGGGAATCAGGGCGCCCAGGCCCTGGATAACATCAACAGCCAGGTCGAGCAGATCGGTACCAGTGCCACCGCCACCAGCAGTCAGCTGAGTGCGATCGGCGAGAGTGCCGATCAACAGGCGGCACGGCTCAAGGCCATGGTGGCGGCCAGCCTTCAGCAGCAGGCCGCGTTCGACGCCCTGGCCAACAGTTCCGACAAGCTCAACACCTCAACCCGCGCCGCAACTGCCGGTTGGCAGGAGAGCGCACGCGCCCAATCGGCGTCGATGAACGCCTACCACAACGCCGAGCGTGCCAGGCAGCAGCAGATCGCGACCGAGCAGCGAGCCGCCGAAGCCGCCGCCAAGGCCTCGGCCGAGTTCGACAAGCAGCAGTCGGAGCTGGCCAAGTTGCTGGGAGCGATCGATCCGGTTACGCGTGAGCTGGAGAAGCTCGACAACCTGGAAAAACGCCTGGGGCAGGCCAGGAACTCCCAACTGATTGATCCCGAGGGCTTTGCGACCTACAGCGCGCGGCTCCAGGAACAACGTGAACGGCTGCTCGGAACGTCTGATGCGATGAAAGTCGCCGGACTGTCCGCGGGGCAGTACAAGCAGGCGATGCGGCAGTTGCCGGCACAGATCACTGACGTTGTTACCAGTCTGGCCAGCGGCATGCCGGTCTGGATGGTCGCTATCCAGCAGGGCGGCCAGATCACCGATAGTTTCGGTGGCGTCGGGGAAACCTTCAGGGCGCTCGGTGAAAAGATCAAGTCGTTCTTCGGCCTGACCAGTTCCGTAAATGCTGGCGGCATTCTTGCCGTGGGCGAAGGCCTTGCGGCCGTTGCAAAGGAGCAATCGGCGGTTGCCGATGGGGCCGACAATGTCAGCGACGGCTTCACCGACATGGCCGATACGGCAAACACCACGGCTGAAGCGGCGGAAAACGCCAAGGGAGCGCTTTCAGGGCTGGGGAGTGCTGGCGGCGCATTTGCCATCGTTGCAGCGGCGGCCGCAGCGGCGGCTGTCGCATTGGCCTATGCCTACAAGAAAGGCAGCGACGAAGCCAGCGAACTCAACGAATCAATCATCCTGACCGGCAACTATGCCGGCACCAGCGCTGGGCAGCTGGCAGCGATGGCCGCATCGCTTGCCAAAGTGAACGGTACACGGTACGAAGCTGTGGCCGCGCTGTCGGAGATCACTTCCACAGGTAAGTTCACGGTCGAGCAGATCGAACAGGTCGGAACCACTGCGATTGCTATGCAGGAGGCGACTGGTAAGGCCGTTTCTGAAACCGTGGCCGAGTTCTCCAAGCTGGCCGATGATCCGGTCAAGGCGTCGCAGCAGCTCAATGACCGCTATCACTACCTGACGGCCTCGGTGTACGAGCAGATCACTGCCCTGGAGAGGCAGGGGGACACGCTGGGTGCTGCCCAGTTCGCCATGGACGCCTATAGCCAGGCTATGGACGAGCGGGCGAATCAGATCGTCGAGAACCTGGGCACGATGGAGCGCGCGTGGAGGACTGTTGGCGACATCGCAAAAGGTGCATGGGACGAGATGCTCGGCGTGGGCCGCACGGAAACGCCTGAAGAGCGTCTGGAGCAACTGAGCGGTCCGGCGTTCAAGCCAGGCCAGGCAGCTGCCAGTGCCGCAGTTTTCGGGCCGCTCGGCTGGCTCAACGAGGTGCGCAAGGCTTTCCAGCGCAACTCAATGTCGGACGAGGAACGCGGGAAGCAATTCACCGATGCCCTTCAGGAAATTCAAGATGAAGGCGAGAAAGCCCAGGCGGCGCGGCTCAAGGCTTATTTGGATAGTGAAGCCACGCGCGGTCAGCAGAGTATGGACCGGCTGCTGGAGACTGTTCGCACCAATAAAGAGAAACGGGACAAGTTGAACCGGGAATTGGATCGCAGCATCGCCGCGATTCAAGCCACGAACCCGAACGACGAGCGCCTGCGGCCGGAAAACATCGCCGCTGCTCGCAAGGCCATTGATCAGAAGTACAAAGACCCGAAGACTCCGAAGGGGCCGAGTACTCCACTCGATCAGTCCACCGTCACCGAAGCGAAGAACCAGCTGGACCAGTTGCAGGCCGACTACAGGAACGCCGAGCAGAAGCTCCAGGCGCAGCAGCGCGCCGGCCTGCTGAGCTATGCGGACTATGTCGCGCAGCGCGGCGAACTGATCAGCCAGAACAAGGACCAGGTCACCGCAGCCTATGAGGGGGAAATCCAGGCGCTGGAGGCGCTGCGCGACAAAAGTTCCACCACGGCGGCCCAGCGCATCAGCCTGGACCAGAAGATCGCCGAGGCCAGGAACAACATGGTCAAGGCGCAGAAGAAGGCAGACGCCGACCTGGAAGTCCTCCAGCTCAACGAACAGGGGCGCCTGAAGAAACAGGCCCAGGCAGTCAAGGCCTACAGCGATGCGCTCCAGCAACAACAGGATGCGCTGGCCCTCCAGGGTCAACGTGCCGCCGCTGCCGTGGGCATGGGCGCGCAACAGCGCCGCTTGTTCGATCAGCGTGGCAGCCTTGACGACCGATTCGCACAGCAGCGCCTGGACCTGGCGAGCCAGTACGGCGACGGCTCGCGTGGCATGAGCCTCGACGAGTACAACGACAAGCTGCAGAAGCTGCAGGCGAACCACGCGGCGATGACCGAGCAGCTCCAACGCAACTACGCGGCCTTGCAGATCGCGCAGGCAGACTGGACCAACGGTGCCCGCTCGGCGTTCGCCGACTATCTCGACTCGGCCAGGAACGTCGCGGGCCAGACCTACGACCTGTTCAGCAACGCGATGTCTGGCCTGGAGAACAGCGTCGTTTCCGCCGTAACAACGGGTAAGGCCAGCCTGGATGACTTTCTCCGTACGCTCGCGGCCGACTCCGCTCGTATGGCGACCAGGCAGCTCGGAGCATCGTTGCTCAGTAGCTTCGGACTCGGCGAGACCAAAGACGCTGGCAGCAAAGACCTGGCCGTAGGTGCCTCGGCGGTCTCGGCATCGGCCGGCGCCCTGGCAACCGCGGGAGGCACTCTCGTGACCGGCGCCGCGGCGATTCAGGCTGCAGCCGCATCGCTAGCGGCAGCGAACGGTGGCCAGGTGCTGGGCGGCGCAGCCTCTGCAGCCGGACAAGCCGGTCCAGCGGCTGCTATTGCTGCCGCGTCGACCGAAGGCGCAGCCGCAATGGGCAGCGCGATCAGCGAAGCAACCACGTCGGGCGGTGGCACTCTGGCGAGCGCGCTGGCTGGAGTGTTTGGTCAGGGTGCCAGTTTGTTCGGCAACCTGTTCAGCAGCCTATTCGGTGGCGGTGCTGCTGGCGGCACTGGCGGTGGTGGTGGCTGGTTGCAACTGGGCATGAGTGCCGCCAGTGCGTATTTCGGAGGTGGCTTCGCCGATGGCGGGCGTATCCAAGGACCAGGCACCGGCACCAGCGACAGCATCCCGATCCTGGCCTCCAACGACGAGTTCATGACCCGTGCCGCCGTGGTACGGCAGCCCGGCGCACTCGCGTTTCTGGAGCAGTTCAACCGGTATGGCATGGCTGCCCTGGGCGCCTGGGCGAACCCGGTCCGCCACGCTACGGGCGGCCTGATGGGGACTCCTGCTCCGGCCATGCCCGCTCCGAGCTTGGCTGCTTCGCGCCTGCAGGAGCCCGCAAAGAATCTCAGCGCGACGCTGAAGAACAACCAGAACTTCTACCTGGTCGACGACCCCAGCCGCATCGGTGATGTGATGGCGGGTCGTTACGGCGACGAAGCAATGGTTCTGCACATCAGCCGCGACCCGCAGAAATTCCGTCAATTACTGGGAATCAACTGATGGCCACCGAATTCGGCACAGCCACGAATCACGCCGACCTGGTCGAACGACTCGTCCAGTTCCTCACCGCCAACCCGACGCTCGTCGCGGCCGGCCAGGCCTACGAGAAAGTTTTCGACAACACCATTCCCGCATCCGGGACGGCGATCGCGATTCGCCAAGTGACCCTGCGTGCTCCTGGCCTCGGCGGCGAAGACAGCATCTTCATGGGCGTCCAGTCCTACGGCGACACCGCGCTCGACTACTACAACGTCCGGCTGATGGGCGGTACCGCGTTCAATCCTGGCGCGCTGCCGCCGGGTGGCGACTTCTGGACGGCGTTCGTCAACTACAGCCCGCGGGTGCAGTTGCTCGCGTGGAACCAGCCCATGCCGTACTGGTTCTTCGCCAACGGCCGCAGGTTCTGGATCGTCGTGAAAGTCTCGACGATCTACGAGTCGGCCGGCGCTGGCTTCATCCTGCCGCCGTGCCCGCCGTCGCAGTTCCCGTATCCGCTGGCTGTCGTGGGGTCGTATCGCGGAGACGTCGCCACCCGCTGGTCCGACGTGAGCGACCGTCATCGGGGCATCAGCAGCCCGCTGGAGCGCAGTTGCTATGTCCGCGACCCTGCAGGCCGCTGGCTGGGCTTCACCGTCGCATCGAACAGCAACAACGAGTCCGACTACAACAATCGGACCCTTCTGCCGCTCGGTTGCGGTCGCTACACCGGCAGCGGTGGCGAAAGCGTGATCAACCAGCTCCGAGACTCTTTCAGCAAGTTCCCCCTGAAGGCGTTGAGCCTCGTGACCCGCGAAACTGAAGGCAGGAGGTACTTGGGCGACTTCGACGGCGCCTGGTACGTCCCGACGCTCAACTCCGGCGCCGAAGACGTCATCACCGAGAACGGAGTCGATCACGTTGTTTTCCAGACTGCATGGCGGTCTGGCAATCCCTGGCTCTTCGCAATTAGGGCGGACTGAACATGGCCTACTTCACCGGAACAGCGAACAACCCGTCGGATCTGCTGGGCAAGCTCCGCGCCCACGCTGAAACCCTCGGCTGGGTCACCGATCGTGCATCAGCATCAGAGTGGCTCTGCCACAACGCCGACGGCTACTGGTCATTCAACGCCGGCACCAATCAATGGCTGCTCACCGGAAATACAGGGTTCGACAACTCCAAGGCATGGAACGCGCAGCCGGGCAACTCTGTGCAGAACAACCCTTATTCGTCGAAAGGGCCGACCATTGCGCAGCTCAGCGGCGGGCCGTTCACCCGTTACCACCTGTTCGGCAGCGCGGCCTATCTGCATCTGCACGTCGAAATCGCGGCAGGCCAGTTCCGGCCGGTGATGATTGGCTCGCTCAACAAACGGAGCGTCGGATATACAGGCGGTCAGTATGTCTGTGGCTCGTTCATCTATACCCCCGGTCAGGCACTGACAAACAACTGGTCGTCGCATCCATTCGATGGCTACCACATTCAATACAGCACCAGCAGCTGCATGCTGCGGCTGGACAGCCTCGACGGCGGCCCCGCCCCCGAGTGGCTGCCGTTCGACTACACAACGAACGTCCCGCGACGCGTCGTTGGTCCGGGTCGCGGAAACTACAGCAGTCAGTACCACCCCGACGTTGGGCTGATCGACGCGAGCGCCAACGAGCTGAACAGCTCGACCAACGTTGTGCCGTGTGCAATTTATGCGTTCGGCGCTCAGCAGCGTTCGAGGTACATCGGCGAAGCGCCTGATTTCGGTCTGTGCCGGATGGACTTCCTCGCGCCTGGGGACTCGATCACCATCGGAACCGACACCTGGCGTGTCTTCCCTTTGCTGCAGCGCGGAACAGCCGCCGATTTCGGCAACACCAGCGCGCTGGTCGGCTATGCATTCCGGGTGGTCGAGTAGAAATGGCGACCTTCCCCGGATTTCAGGTACCTCGGCCGGTCGAAGCGGTCGTTGCCGGCATCACCCCGAACATCTCCGCTCTGGGCTTGAACCAGGACATCACCTTGGGCTCGGCCAGCGCCTCGACCTTGGCTGGCAGCTATGCGGCACACCAGCCGGTTGACGTCATTCACTCGGCGTACTCGGCAGTTCACCAGTCCGACCTGGTCGAGAACTTCTACAACCGCATCTGGCTGATCCCTGGCCGATTGGATCTGGGGAACGTCGTGAGCGTGCAGGAACGTCCCGTCTCAGTTTGGAACGCCCACTTCACGCCCCGCACCCTGTCGCGGATCGATCGCGAGGACGCCGATGGCATCAGCCTGGCCGGCCAGCCGTCTCCGCCGTTGCCGTTCGCGGCGCTGCAGGAGCGGGTCTGGACTGTTGCGGTGTCGACGGATGGACCGCCGGTAGTGGACGCGCGCATCGTCTGGCAACTGCAGGACGAACAGCCGTTGATCCTGGTCATTACCGGAAACCGGATCACCGCGTGGACGCTGGTACCGGACTGGGCTGATGGCGTGCAGGAGTCACTGGAGTGGTTGACCGAGCTGCTGACCAGCACGTCGGGAGTCGAGCAACGGCGATCGCTGCGTTTGTCACCCCGGCGTTCATTCGAAGCTGAGTTCTACGCGGAGGGGCGCGAGCGCGTGCTCCTCGATCTCAGCTTGGCCGGCTGGGGCGGACGAATCTGGGCACTGCCGGTGTGGCCGGACATACAACTGCTGGCAAGCGTCACCGCGGCCGGAGCACAAACGGTCGAGTGCGATACCCGCTGGCGGGATTTTCGTGCTGGCGGTCTTGCGCTGCTGCGCGGTGAGTCAGCGTTCGAGTACGAGGTGGTTGAGATCCAGGATCTGACCGCGTCTGCGATTCAGCTGGCCCGCCCTGTTCAGCGGCGCTGGCCGGCCGGCTCCCGCTTGTACCCCATTCGCACCGCACAGCTGACGGAGCAACCGGCGCTGACCCGGCTGACCGACACCCTCTACAGCGCACAAGCGCGGTTCCTGGTGATGGACAGCAGCGATTGGCCGGAGGTCATGCCGACGACAACGTACCGGGGCTGGCCTGTCCTCGAGCAGCGGCCCGAGGAGTCCGAAGACTTGTCCCTGTCGTACCAGCGCCTGCTCGATGTCCTGGACAACGAAACCGGCCTGCCACAATTCGCCGACCAAGCGGCGATCGGCTTTCCGGTTCACGGCTTCCGCTGGCAGACCGAGGGCCGCGAGGAGCATGCGGCGCTGCGCAGCCTGCTGTACGCCCTGCGCGGCCGACAGAAGCCGATCTGGATTCCGACCCATGCCGCCGACCTGGAGCTGGTCGACACAGTGGCTGCGACCAGCTCCGTCCTCGATGTCGAGCTGTGCGGCTTGGCGCGGTTCTTCAGGGCTGATGCTCCCGGCCGGCGCGATATCCGCATTGAGCTGTTCAGCGGGCAGGTCTTCCACCGCCGCATCCTCGACGTCAGCGAGCTGCGCGTCGACGTCGAGCGCCTGGCGATCGACAGCGCGCTGGGCAGCGTTGTCCGGCCGAGCGACGTCGCACGCATCTCGTTCATGACACTTTGCCGGCAGGACAGCGACAGCGTGCAGATCACCCACGAAACCGACACCGACGGCATCAGCACAGCCAGCACGGTGTTCCGAGGAGTACGCGATGAACTTCAGTGATCGCGAGCGGTCCCTCGCCGATGGCCAGGCGATCAGCTTATACGACTTCCGCCTCGGCCCGATCCGTTGGACCTACACAACAGCGAATCGAGACATCGAGTTCAACAACATGACGTTCCGGGCGCGGCCGGTGAGCGACGATGGACGGCGCATGACCGGCCAAGTCAGCGCCGACATCATGACGGTTACTGGCCCGAGCGACTTGGAAGTCGCGCAGCTGTACCGGGGCGCTCGGCCATCGAAGGCTCCAACACTGACCGTCTGGGACATCCACTGGAACGAGCCACAGGGGCTTGTGGTGTGGATGGGCAGGATCGACGAGGTGAACTGGCCGGCAGACAGCCGAGTGCAGATCAAATGCCGGCTGCTCGGTACCGAGCCACGCACCTCGATCAGCCTCGCATGGGGCCGTGAGTGTCCGTATACGGTGTTCGATCACAACTGCCGGGCAGACCGCGAGCAATACCGCGTGCCGTTCACAGTCGAGTTGCGTGATGGCAACAGCGTGACGGGGGCCGGCAACGCGATCGGCGGCTACCCCGATGCTTGGTTCCGCGGAGGCTACGTCGAGTGGGACAGCGGCCAGGGAGTGATCGAGCAGCGTGGCATCCAACAACACACCGGCAACCGCCTGGTCCTGGTCGGTGGCACCTCGCTGTTGGCTCCTGGTACTCGGGCTGTCGCGTTCCCCGGATGTGATCAGCTCATCCAAACCTGCAACGACAAGTTCAACAACACAGCGAACTGCGGTGCAGTGCCATTCCTTCCGGGCAAGTCGCCGTTCGACGGCGATCCCTGGTGGTAGGAGTCATCCATGTGGGTGCAAATCGCGATTCTGGTCGCGTCGTATCTGATCAGCAGCGCTACTTCTGCGAAAGCGCCGAAGCCGAAACCTGAGGCGCTGACTTCCGAAGATCTTCCGCAGACCGAGGACGGCACCGGCCACTACGTGATCTTCGGCGATGTGTGGATCGAGGACTGGATCGTCCTCGGTACCGGTAACGAGCGGACGAAGGCAGTCAAATCGAAAGGGTCGAAGAAGTGACGGATCTGATCATCACAACAGCGCATCTGCGCAGTGTGCCAGGGCTGACCAGCCGACCGGGCTACTGCGTATCCGGTGCGAGGGCCTGGTTCAACGCCCACGGCCTGGACTGGCACCGGTTCGTTGCCCAGGGGATTCCAGCATCGGTGCTGGAAGCTACCGGCGATGAGCTGGCCCTACGCCTTGTCAACCACGCTCGTGCGGAGGCGGGAAATGGGCGGCCGTAGCAAAGCGCAAACGATGGGCTGGCGTTACTACATGGGTATTCTCATGGGGTTTGCGAGAGGCCCGCTTGACGAGATGGTCGAGATCAAGGCCGGCGACCGTACCGCTTGGAAGGGGTCGGTCAAGAGCAACCAGACCATCCAGATCCAGGCCGGTGAGTTGTTCGGTGGGGACAAGGCGGAGGGTGGCATCGCCGGGCCGCTAGACGTCATGTTCGGCGCACCGGAACAACCGGTGAATCCTCGCTTGGCGGCGATGGTAGGTGGCCTGGTGCCCGCGTTCCGTGGCGTCACCACTGCTTTCTTCGACGGGCAACTCTGCGCGATGAACAAGTACCCGAAAGCCTGGATGAGCCGGTGGCGGCGCGCGCTGAACGGATGGGACGGTGGAGTTTGGTATCCCGAGAAGGCCGTGATCAGCCTTGCCGGCGGCGAGGTCAAGGCGATGAACCCCGCCCACATCTTGTTCGAGTGCCAGACCAACCGCGACTGGGGCCGCGGCAAAGATCGCGGCCTGCTGGACCAGGCCTCGTATCGCACGGCCGCAGATACGTTGTTCGCCGAGGGCTTTGGTCTGTGCCTCAAGTTTCGCGTGGCAGACGAGTTGGACAACTTCGAGCAGACCGTCCTCGATCACATTGGCGCCACTCAGTTCCTTTCCCGCTCGACCGGACTCTGGACGCTGCGGCTGATCCGTGACGACTACGACGTCGCGACGCTGCCCGTATTCGATGAGGACAGCGGGCTGCTCGGGATCGACGAAGACAGCATCACATCGCTCGACGGCACTGCGAACCAGTTCGTCGTCGTCTGGCATGACCCCATCACAAACACCGACCGGCGTGCCCGTGCGAAGAATGCCGGCGCGATCCGCGCGGCCGGCGGCGTGATCACTACGACGAAGGAGTATCCGGGCCTACCGACCGGCGAGTTGGCCGGCAGGGTGGCGGCGCGCGACTGCAACGTGTCGACGTCGGCTATCCGCAAGCTCCAGTTGCGGCTCGATCGGCGCGCATATGCGCTGAACCCCGGCGACGTGTTCTGCGTTCGCAGCCGGAAGCGCGGGATCGAACTGATCGTCCTACGCGCCGGAAAGATCGACTATGGCACCCTCACGAGGGGCACCATCGCCATCACCGCGCTGGAAGACGTGTTCGGACTGCCGGCAGCCGGGACGTCCGCAGTCCAGCCGCCGAACTGGACCCCGCCCGACCGCACCCCGCGGGTCATTGCGACCCGCCGGCTCATCGAGGCGCCGTACCGCGACCTCGCGGCGGCACTGAGCGATGCGGATCTCGCCCAACTGCAGCCCGAGACGGGTGTCCTCGCCGTGGTGGGCATGCGGCCGTCCGGCCTGCAGATGAACTACGCGCTGCTCAGCCGCGTGGGGTCTGCACCATTCGACGAGCGGACGTCCGGCGACTTCTGCCCGGTCGCGACGATCTCAGCAGATATCGGCCGGGGCCTGACCAGCGTCAGCGTCACGCTTGTCCAAGGGGTTGACCTTGACCTCGTCGAGGTGGGCTCGGCCGCGATGATCGATGACGAGATCTTCCGCGTCGACGCGATCAACGCCGCGGCCGGCACCGCGGTGCTCGCGCGGGGATGTGTCGATACGGTGCCAGCGCCGCATGAGGCCGGCGCGCTGATCTGGTTCTACGAAGATTGGGCGACCGAGGACACGCGTGAGTACGTGACCGGCGAGACAGTGAACGTGAAGCTGCTGAGCCGCACCAGCTCTGCGACGCTCGCAGAGAGCCTCGCGCCGGTCGACTCGCTGCGAATGAACCAGCGCCAGGCGCGGCCTTATGCGCCTGGCCGGGTGCTGGTGTGTGGTGTGGCGTATCCGACGAAGACCTACGGTGTGCTGACCGTGTCGTGGGCGCACCGCAACCGGCTGCTGCAGGCCGATCAGCTGGTTGACTCGTCTGCGAGCAGCATATCGCTGGAAGCTGGCACGACATACACGCTGAGCATCTACAGCGGTACCAGCCTGAAGAAGTCGTACACCGGCTTGACCGGCACGACCTGGACCTACCCGCTGGAGGACGACATAGCGCATGGGCTGCTGCCGGTGCTGCGCATCGTGCTGTTCAGCGTTCGCGACGGTCTGCAGAGCTGGCAGCAACACGACATCACAATCGAACGACACGGCCTTGGCTTCCGGCTGGGCGAAGAACTAGGAGGCGTTTCCGCATGAGTCTTACGATGGGGCCGAACACTGGCCTGCTGATCAACGGCGCCCCCGGTGAGGGGCATTACAGCGAACTGATCCGCATGTTGCGCTGGGATGACTTCCTGCGCCAACCGGTCGTCAAGGGCCGCGTCGCCACGCTGCCGACTTCCGGCCAGGCCGAGGGTGACACTTACATTTTCACCGGGGCCGGGGCGAACCAGAACCGCTTGGCCCGCTGGTGGGCGACTGGCGCGACCACGCCCATTTGGGAGTACATGCCGCCCAGGCTGGGCTGGCGTGTCCAGGTCGCCAACGAGACGACGCCGAGCGGCCAGGTCAAAACATATGAGTTCGGGGGCAGCGGTTGGACTGAGTTGGTGGGCGGTATGTCGGACGCGCCGAGCGACGGGAAGCGCTACGCTCGACTGAACAACGCGTGGGCTGGCTTGGGGACTGCTGCCGTCGCCGATATTCTCGGGACGGTCTCTCAGGCCGGCGGTGTGCCAACTGGTGCGATCTACGAGGGCGGCAGTAACGCGAACGGAAGTTACGTCAGGCTCGCAGACGGAACGCAAATTTGCTCCAGCAGCCTTTTAACGTTTACTGCGGGTTCAACGTCGGTGGGTGCGTCTTGGACGTTCCCGGCCAGCTTTGTGTCGCCGTCGCTGATGTTTGGCACCGTTGTCGCATCGGGAGCCGGCGCAGACTATGACCCCGGCGTCGCTGCGAGGAACCTGGGGGCTGTTTACTTCAATGCGTCAACAAACTCTGCTGCACTGGGGTTTCTCTGCATCTCGTCTGCATCGTTCACCCCTGGCGCCCAAACTCGAAGTAACCGTGCTATCGCCATTGGGAGGTGGTTCTGATGATCATCACGTTGTCGCCGTATGTGGTGCTGCCCGGCAGCGATGAACACCTGATGCTGAGCAGAGATGGCGATGTACTCACCGTGAACGGTCAGTCGTTCGATTTCACACCGCTCCCGGAGGGCAGCGAACTGCCAGCCGAGGCTATCGGGTCGGAATGGTTCGCTGGCCCCGTCGTTCGCCGTGAGGGGCGTCTAGAGTTCAGCCTGCGGCTGCCACTGGCTGACGGCGCTAGTGCAGCCGCTCGCTTTCCTGAACCAATGCTGATCGAGGCCGACGGCCCTGTGGAGTTGCCGCAATGACTATTGACTGGAGCATGTTGAAGTCACCCGAAGACCAGCAGGTTGAGCAGCGGGAGGCCATCAGAGCACAGCGCCGCCAGGCATACCGGGACGAGGCTGATCCGCTGCGCCTGGAGGCCGAGTTTGACGCCATAGCCGCTGGCACCGAGCCGGACCTGGCGGCATGGGTCGCAGCTGTCCAAGCGATCAAAGCGCGGTATCCACTACCTGAATAGGTAGTTGTGATGGCGTTCTCGTTTTTGCCACGTTCCGACAGTCTGATGTCGAGTAGTAGATAGGAACCTTGGGATGGACGAGGTACTTAGGCAAAGGTTGCGGGCTGAACTACTGGAAGTGGGGTTTCTCAACCAGTGCTGCCTTGATCTCATGGAAAGCATGGAGGCTGAGTTCAGTCTCACTAAGGACCAGCGCGAGTGCATCGAGCAGCTCAGCCGATTCTTACGGGAGGGCATCGGCAAGCTGACCGCTCTGTCTGAACGGGTAGCCGACGGCGATATCGTCGTCCTGTGCTGACCTTTTGAAATTCTTTTGCCGCTGGCGAAACGGTTAGGGCGCGTCATTTATTGCGCAAATCCGCGCCAAATTTCGCGCCTCG